AGTTGCTGATTGACTGGTCACCGACTCCAAGGGACTGCAAAGTGGAAATAGGCGCAGCATCGGGGTACTGGCGCTCATATTCTGCTTTGGTCAGGTCTTCGGTGATGAAACACCACTTGGCATCTGCGCCAGTTGGGTCTTGGATCAGAGGATCCATGTAGACCGAGAAAGAATTGCGAATACGGCCAATCTTGATGTCCTGCTCAAAGGTATCGTCGTCGCAATACTCAGTCAGAAGGCGTATGTAGCCTTCCCCGTAAGCCACTTGGTTCTCGCAAGCCGTATCATAAGCCACATCAGCGTCACTCATGTACTCAATGTGCCGAATCATGCCGTTAAAAATCTGGGCAATCTCAATGTCGGCATTGCTGTCCACCGGAATGACCTTGGCGCTTGGGCGGTTCTGCCGCTGGTCGTTGGTAACTTGGCGAACGTGCTGTGGCAGCTTGTTAATAGTCAGCGTAGGACGCGCATTAATCGTCTGTCCTTGCACCGCACCACGGGTCGCCAACACATCGGCGGGCCATTGCCAGCAGTTGTCTGGTGAACCAGCGTAGAACTTCAGGTCGTCGTTCTCATCCTCACGCGACTCCGAGAGCGCCGACATAGCCATATCCAGCCGCGAACGGGCGGTGGCAAGGATGCTGGCATCACTTTTGTCTTTAGCAGAGCCGCCTACAGCAACTGCGGCAGCGGCGGTGATACCAGTAATGTCCATTATTTTTTACCTTTTGGCATGGGCTTGGCTGCGTTCTTTACAGAATATGCAATTGCCAGCGCCTGTTTGACTGGTTTGCCAGCCTTGACCTCAGCCTTCACATTAGCACGGAAGGCAGCCGGTGATTTGGATTTAACTAATGGCATGGTTATTTCTTCTTAGCCGTCTTGGCAGAATCTTTGAAATCCTTGGCGCTAGGCGCTGCCTTGCTGCCGACTTTGTTCATTTTCTCGCCAGAGCCAGCCTTGATACGGGCTTGTTTAGCGTGAATGTTTGCGTAAAGACCTGGTTTGGTAGCCATGATTAACACTTCCATCTTGCTAAAGCAGCAGCTTTGCGGGTGGGATTACCCTTTTCATCCTTCATTGGACCTGGGACACCAGACATACGGGCGCAGAACGAATCCTTACGCGCACCGCCTTGAGGCTGCGGCGCTTTAAGATGAGAACCAGTTGCGGCATTGTATTTCTCTCTGCCTTTGGCCGTCAATCCTGCACCTTTACTTGCCGGTAGCTTTTCGCCACGGCCTACTGATAGAGAAACTGATTTCTTGGTTGTTTCTTTCTTAGTTGCCATTCTATGACCCCATCCATCCAGTTGAAACCATATTACGATCGTAGGACCGTAGTGTACGGGCTTTCTCAGTGTACTCCCTGTGCGCCACAGGAAATGCAAATGTAACGCATATTGCATCTGCCGCATCAGGACTAGCCAAGCCCCTAGCCTTCATCTCTTTCTTACTCTCCAAGAAGATAGTACCCCTTGAGTCCGGCTTCATCATAGGCGAAATCAGGTCTGTCTTCAAGAACCTATCGCTTGGGATACTAGCACTCTTTAACCAATCCCGCATATCCCCCCACATCTGGGCGCGCATATTTCCATACATTATAGGGTTTTTTGCCTTGTTGCCAAAGTTTATCCCCTTAATCTTATACCGCTGCTCTTTCAACCTATCCACAATCCCCGCACCCAGCCCACCCTCATCAATCACCACCAGCGCAGGCTTAAACTCCTCAATCGCCTCAATCACATGACCTACCACCGTCATAGTGTCATCTCCCCGATGCCGCATGATCTTCACAATGTCCCGCCCTTGCCTGACCGCAATCACCGTTGCATCCGCACCAAACCGCGCAGGGTCCACACCAATAATGATAGGTGCCGACTGATCCTTGTACTTAGGCCGCTTCATGGCCGCATCCACAATGTCACTCGATATGAACTGGTCATCTCCCTCACTCGGAAACATCCCATACACCTCAACGTGCGCCTGGCTGCTATCGGCACCATACTCCTGAATAATTCTCTCATACACCTGCTTGTCTGTCCCCTCTACCGTCCTAGCATCCACCACCTTTGTTTGCCAAAAGTCCCTCTTACTATTGAAGCACTCATAAAAGTACCCCGTGTTGCGCCGAGGGTTAGAAAACGCCAGCCAAAAGCGATTCGGCGTGTTCTCGGTAAAGAATCCACCAGTAACCGACCAAATAGGGTCAGCAATACCGGACGCCTCATCAAAGATCACCAGCACACCGTCAAAGTTGTGAACACCAGCATAGGCATCAGGATTCTCTTCTGACCACAGCCTACCCTCAACACCCCAGTAGCGCGTACCCTTTTTTAAGTCCGTTTCCACCAACTCGGTCAACCACTTGGCTGGTGCAACCCGCGTTGCCGATATTTCAAACCAATGCGAGTTGAGCGACATAGCCAACCACTTAGTAATCTCAGCCCAAGTGATACTGCGAAGCTGATTCTCCGAGTTAGCCGAGATGATTGTTGTTGAACCAATCCTTGTGGTCACCATCCATATAGTTAACCATGAAACTAATGCTGATTTACCAATACCACGGCCTGACGATATTGCTTCTTGCAATACTTTGTACATTATCTCTTCGGTTGACTTATTACCCGCCAGTTCAGAATTAATTTTAATATGGTCAGTTATATCTTGCAGAATATCACGCTGCCATTTTCTTGGACCTGAGAAATGTTCTAGCGGTGTACCTTTAACACCCCAAGGAAATACATACTTAACAAACGCCAGTGGATTATTACTTAATGCCGGACTCCAAAGTAATGCCATTAATTCTTGTTCGTCTTCGGGTTTGTAGATTGGGGTTTGCATAAAAATAAATTAGAAAAAAGCCGCAAGGCATTTGTATATTTTAGAAAAAATAAAAATTGTTTGTGGACGCTCCGTCACCGCTGGCCCTTCAGCCTCGGCCCTCCCCCTCCCCCTCCTCTGCACTTTTTGCATGTGCAAGCCTAGGCGCTACGTCGATCACGTCGATCAGGCGCGACTGCGCAGCGGCCAGCGCGCCGGTGATCGAAATACGGGCGTCGGAGACGGATACATCGAGCCGGTCACCATACTTATTAGGCGCGAGTTTGGACAGGACCCAGCGACGGGCGTCGATCTGTAGCTGGCGCTGGCGCACCAAGCCGGGGTCCGTCGCGCCGTTGTCTAATAGTGGCACTGGAGCATCGGCCAGCGTAAGTATCTGGTCGACCATGGCATCGAGCAGGGCGCCGCGCGCCTGCGCATAACGTTCCGCCAATGCCGGCGAGTCATCGACCGCCCGCAAAAACGTCTGAGCCGTTAACCCTGCTTTTAAGCAGGACTGGCGCATTGAAAGCCCGTCCGCCATAAATTCCGGAACCAGTTCCGCCAACTCCGCCCTATTTTTTAATGCAGCCACATGTTCCCCTAAATAGTTCAACACCTATCGAATTATCAACCAAAAAAACACAATCCGCACGACAAGCGAGCACTGCATTTTCCCCTAAAGGGGAAAAAATGCAAAAATGCACGCTGTTTTGTCGCTTTTTGCCCCCCTTTGCACAAAATGCATATGCAATGCATGTGCAAAATGTGCAACTCATAAAGGGGCAAAATACTGTACACAATCACAGTAACAAGTTTGTGAATTGACATCATTGTATGCGCTATAAAATCCGTTACACTATCTACCATGCCAAGATCGGCATTTAACCTAAAGGATAGCAGCATGGAGAACACGGTAAAAATTAGCGTCACGTCAAAATTAGACGGAATCCGATCATGGAGCTTGCAGGCCATTGATACGTGCCCCGGCTCAATTGAGAGCCCCGGTGTTCTAGTTGACGCGTGCAAGGGTTGTTATGCCACTACGGGGTTTTATGCTATGGATAGCGTTAAAGCGCCACGGCTCCACAATCGGGAGGATTGGCAACGTCTCGAATGGTGCGACGACATGGTTTCTGAGCTTGCACGCGATAAGTATTTTCGCTGGCTAGATAGTGGCGACTTATATTCTCTCGCACTGGCAGAAAAAGTGCTCGAAGTAATGCAGCGCACTCCATGGGTGAAGCATTGGTTGCCAACCCGCATGCATAAATTCCCTAAATTCCGCATGGTATTCGATCAAATGCGCCAATTGTCTAATGTATCTATTCGGTTCTCGGCTGATAGCATCGACGGCTCATATATTCCAGGTTTGCACGGCTCCACCATTGGCCCCGATGCATCGACGTTCGAGCCGGTGGCCGGTGCTTCACTATGTCGCGCATATGAGCACGATGGAAAGTGCTCAGGCTGTCGCGCGTGTTGGGATAAATCGATCGATCTAATTTGCTATCCGGCGCACGGCCGCAAAATGCTTAAAGTGATTAGCATTAAATCAATCTAATATTTTCTCTATGCCTTGCGTGCAGGGTATAGGGGCCAATATTGGCCGCATACTATTTTGGAGAGAATACTATGATTAAGACAATGACCGCACGTTATCCCGGCCGGTGCTCGGCCACTGGTGCCCGTATCAAACCCGGCGCCACTATTTATTACGATCCGGCCACTAAGCGCGCAACACTGGCGCCGGTCCTAAATAGCATTACGTTTATCGGTGAAAACGGTCCGAACCACTTTACCCGTAATTCTCGCGGCCGGTGCGAAGACGCCCCATGCTGCGGATGCTGCACTATTTAACCATTGGAAACAATATGACCCGTGAACACTACACCCCTACCCCCCAGCGTTACCCCCTGGCCGATATAACCCTGGCCGTCGCTATTGGCGTTTGTCTGGCCCTGGCCCTTATTGAATGGTGGTCAGTATGACCCGCGCCAAATATTTGACCGCTGTCATGCAACTATTGACGGTCCCAGAAATAAAGCGCAGCGCGGCCAGTCCCAGCGCTTACATGACGCGTACTCACGTTCTATTGCACTATGTCGCGCTTCGGCGCTTAGGGGTGAAATAATGGACCCATACGACGACGACGATTGTGCTTACATGGGCGACGACTGGCCTGACGATTACGACCCGGATTACGAGCCGGAAGAGGATTACTACCCGGAGCCACTTTATGGCCAATGATTCCGAAATCAGCGAGAAAATCGACCACTTGGTGGCCGTCTACCATTGGAGCCGTTACGAGGCCATGGAATACCTGCTTTATGATGATTACGATCCGGTGGACTGGATCAATAGCAAATGGGAGGAACCGTGCTCATTGCCGCCTTATTAGCGGCCCTCATTGCCCTGATTCTCGGCCTCTGACACTTAGCCCCTTTACTGGGGCTTTTTTACGCCCTCTATCTGGCGTTTAGCATCGTCAAAGCCCCGCCCTATGATGACGCTGTGACCGATACCCTCCAGATACGCGATCCAATCACGTTGGGCGGGCGATACGGTCCCGCCGGTGGTGCGCTTCATTTCGACCCATAAGGACCACGCGGGCACGAATAGGTCCGGCACTCCCGCGGTCACGCCCTCGGCCTTTAGACTGGCGCCCTGGGCCATGCTGCGGCCGCCCCCATTCGGTATTGCGAAGATACGGACATCCGGCCAGGTCTTGCGAAACCACGATACAAGCCGGACCTGTTCCAGATGCTCTGATGGTGCGGCGTCCGTCAAAACGGCAACTCCCATTCCCATAGTGAACAACCCCCTGGCTCGCTTGCAAAATCAACGGGCGGCTCATCATCAAACTCGGCGCAGCGGCCCTCTTTGCTGTAATGATCGCAGGTATGGCATACCCTTGGCGGCTCGGCCCTCTGGGTGGTGCGGTAGATGGTGACGATCTCGGGTTCTGGGTGTCTCATGTGTTTTTTTGCTTTAATTTGTCTTGTGTCATTTTCATTGTTTCAAGATAAGTGTTTGCCTTGTTAGTTATTTCCATCATTTCATCATGCGTCAAATCAACCCACGGGCAATGTAACAATTCAGGCAAATTCTTTTGTACCCACAAAAGCAATTGAACTAAATCCACATCTGTACCGTTATGTCCAGCTTCATTTTTTGCATCAATAGTAAGTCGCCCGTTTCTTGTGCTTAAACTAACATCCATTCCTTCGGCATATTCTGTTACGCCTTCCATTATT